AAATTAGTGAAGCACTCAGAGGAAGACCTTCTATACATAAAGGTATGAAGCGTTCTGAAATTACTAAAAATAAAATGTCGGAGAGCGCAAAAAATAGACCTACTGCCAAGTGTCCTAAATGTGGTAAGGAGCAACAGGTTCAATCTATTTCTCGCTATCACGGGTTAGATGGCTCTAAGTGTTCCGTTTCTTCTTAGCAGCGCCTCCTTTATTCACTTTCATTTTTATTTCGTCAATCTGATCTGTTGAAAGTAACGAAAGAGCGGAACGAGCCTTTTCGTTGCTATATCCATAATATTCTTTCACCGCTTGTAGTTCTTCACTTGAATCAGCCTTATTCCATTTAGAAAATCTCTTTGGATTTTTTCGTATTGTTCCCAGCAAAAAGTCGTTTTGAAGCTTATTGTCAAGGTGGTGGTTGAGATTCATCTCATTGGCCAGAAGTACAGTGTCAGAGAAGTAGGAGAAGCTGTGGTTAATCATATAGGGAAGATAGGACTTTTCATCCAAGTCATCCCTAATGATATTCTTCTTACTGTTAATCGCTTTGACGAATTCAAATGGATTCATTTAATATCATCCAAGTGACCGATGTACTGCTCAAGAATACTTTGTGTGTATTCCTCGGTATTAATGTTAGGATTAATATGGGTCTTACCGTAGTAGAGTTGTGGTACGGTCTTATGCCCTTCGGATTTGATATAAGACTTTGCTGCTTCGTCCAGCTTAATGTTTACGACTTCATATCGATATCCCCATCGATCAAGCTTAGTCTTCATCATATCACAGTACATGCATTGGGGTTGTGTGTACAGGGTCAGCTGATGTTTCATTTCCATTCTACCTCCGCCATTAGTTCTGTTAAGCAAGCTACAACATTCAGTTCATGGTCAGCCACAAAAGCATTCTTGTACTGGTAGTCAGCAAGGATTAGAACAGTACGGGGAATACTGTTAGGCTGGATAGTGTCGTACATAGTATCGTAAATCTTCCGAAAGATTCCGGAAGCGTCAGTATCTATGTTGTTGGTTACCCATGACCTCATCTTCTTGAAGTCTTTAGCTTTAAGATATCCGATAAGATCAGAAACAGAATTATTGGAAAGAAGACTAAGAATGCCAGTATCGATAGTACCGCTAAGACTGTAGCGCTGGCACTCATTAATAACACGCCTCCAGTCAGGCGCAAAGCGGATGATAAGCTCTGCCAGAACCTTCTTATCATAGGTAATATTTTCCTGTTCAAGAATCCAAGTCAGACGCTTCATGAACTGCATAGACAGTTCGGCTAAAGTCTTCTTATTGGTATTGAATTCATATACACCACAACGGGAGTGCAAGGGTTCAATGATACGATTCTTGAAGTTACAGGTAAGAATGAATCGACAGTTACTGGAGAACTCTTCGATAAACCCACGGAGAGCAGGCTGGAAGGACTGTGCATTAAGGTAGTCAGCTTCATCTAGAATAACTACTTTGTATCCACCAGTCAAGGATACGGTTGAAGCAAATTGCTTAATCTTATTGCGAAGAGTGTCAATGTTACCTTCCTCAGAACCGTTGATCAGAATCCAGTTCAGATTCAGTTCGTTACACAGTGCTTTAGCTACCGTAGTCTTACCAAGACCGGCAGTACCTGTAAGCAGCATGTTAGGAAGTTCTCCAGAAGTCACTACTTGTTTAAAGGTATCAAGTAGTGACTCTGGAAGAATACAATCTTCGATCTTCTTTGGACGGTATTTTTCTACCCAGAGAAAATCATCATTCATTATATAGTATCCTACTTCATTAGTAAAGGTTGGATTGTATCACAGTTAGGGGTTAATGTAAACAGGTTATTCCTTGGTGACTTGTAAGCCATTTACGTATGTGTAGGAACAACCTTGCAAGAAGTACGACAAGTGATCAAGAAGCTCAGACAGTTCTTCAGCCTTGAAAGTATGGTAAACGCGATTATCTACTTCACCTTCAGGATCGTAGGTAATACGCTCCAACGTATATTCATCGGTCCACTCACTCATTACTTTTTCTTCCCGGTATCAGCTGGTGCTTCTACTGCTTCAACTTCGCCTTCTTCCTGACGAGCTTCCAGTTCCTGAATCATCTGGATAGCCTGATCACGTAGCTGACCAACCGTAGACAGTTCTTCACCTTTGAATGCACCACGCTGTACAATAGCATCGATAATAGCTACGGTAGAGCGACCAACTTTCATACCAAGTTCGTTGAATTCTTCGTTATTCATTAGAAATATTTCCTTCTATTTATTTTCTAGAGCGATAAAGTATTGGAGGTTGCGATCAGCATGGGTGAATCGGCTGATCAGTTTATTTGAAACTTCTACATTGTAGTCACCTTGCATCAGTTTCAGATTATCAATATTGATATTCAGATTAGGTGGAAGTACGGAGTTAACCACACCGTCATCCAATTTGACGCTAAACAGATTAGCAGTCTGATTCTTCGTATCAGTAATTGTAAGTTTTACCTTGTCAGCATCAGAGCTGATGGAGATCTGTTTATGTCCTAAAGCAGCAGATGCACGCTTCAATTTATTCTGCATATCAGCAGTAAGGGTAAATGTTACATCAGGTTTAGGCATAGTGATCAGGGTTTCTGGTGGCTGGGTCAGCATATCAATCTCAGAGTAAAAATACTTGATACTGGAACCATTACCAGATAGAGATAGGTAATCTTGATCGAATTCGATTTCGGCATCATCAACCAGACTCATAACACGTACGAGTTCCTGTGCATCATAGATACCAAAGTCGAGAGGAATCTCTTCATCCAGCTCAATATTAGCCAGAATGTTTCGGGCTTCAGATACAGTACGAAGAGTTCGACCTTTCTTAAAGACAATGTTTTGGTTAATTGACCCGAAGTTTTGCATCACTTCGAGCATATTATTCGCTTGCATTCATATTATCCTCTTCCAAATCATGCACATGCATAGCCATAATCGCATAGTGTGCGATCTTCATAAGGTCATCGCGGTTGCGTCCACCTTTCTTTCCATACCGCTGAGCATACTTCATTACGTTACCTAGACAAAAGCCCATGCCATGTCCAGAGTCGATAATGAACTCAGTAGCTTGAAACTTGTTCTTGGAGTAGTGCTTATCGTATGTACCCTGGATATATTCTTCGAGTTCATAAAGAATACGATCTTCACTGTATTTCATAGCAACATCCATAGTTAATTTATTCCTGTATCATACCACGTTTAGGTCTTTATGTAAACCCCAAATAACCGTAGCATCTGACATTTGTTGATTCCAGTTACGATTTACCGGAGAAGGGTGCGGCAGAGGGCGATGTGTGATCCCTCGCTTAGTTAGATACTTGGTTACCTCTGCACCGATACTGTAAACGTTCCTATACTGAGCTGCAGCTTCGTATAGATCAGAATCATTGATCTGATCGTGGTCCAGCTTGTTGCTAGGGGTATCATTCAGGTTAATAATCTTGTATTCCATTCCAAACAACCCGAACCACTTGTCAAGTCGCTTCATGGTAGCAGTCTTCTTACTGGCTTTCTTGTTAGGTGAAGGACTATGACCAAAGATCAGCACCTCATTCTTCATCTTCAATAAATCCCCATTTAACTCCGGCTTCGGAGAACATATCAATACTATCTTCTACAGACTTCTTCCAACGTGGATTGTCTGGATTGCCTTGCATGACCACACGTGCTACACCAACCTGAATGATTGCTTTGGCACACTCAGAGCAGCATGGTAGTCCATAAACGTACATAGTTGCTCCATGCAGAGATACACCGTTATAGGTGGCATTATAGTTTGCATTCTTTTCTGCGTGAACTACATATTTATATTTTTCATCTCTGTTTTTTAAGCGGGGCTGGGTATCACGAATACCACGGGGGAATCCATTATAGCCCATAGTCAGTACTTGCCCCTTACCGTTTACCGCCACAGCGCCAATCTGACTTGACGGATCTTTAGACCAGGTAGCTACCAGTGCAGCCATTTCCATATATCGCCTATCCCATTTGCGATACTTGTTCATGTAAAAATCATCATCCATATAGAGAATCCCAGATAGTATTGTTAATCATACGTTGTTCTTCAGGACTGGTACGAATAGCTTCAGTCTTGAGAGCATGTTTGGTCCGATTGAGAATTGGTTCTGGTACCAGATCAGCAAACGTTTCTTTTAGCATTTTCTTTTCACCGTTACGCTTACCGTACGGAGTCATCAGTGCATGCTTAATAACTTTAGGAGATAGGAATGGAGCACGTAGCTCTACAGTGTATCTCATATTAGTACGATCCAGCCGTGGTAGATGGTAGTACGGCAGTTCAGAGAACACGTCACTGTACTGGCTATCGTACTGAGCAGCACGTCGGTATCCACCGAAGAGTTCATCAGCACCATCACCGGTCATAACTGCATAGAATCCAAGCTCACGTAGCTTCCTAGCCATAGCAATCTGCGGACGTACCGAACCAAGATCGACTGGGGTTTGATGAATCTCTACAGCATCTTCTAAAGATACGTCATCCAGCTTAACATCAATCAGGTCTTCTGTTACCAGGCGAGCATAGTCTTCTTCACCGTTGTCTACATGGATGGCAGTAATGTCACGCCCAAGCTGTTTAACCAAACCATAGATAATAGTAGAGTCCAAACCTCCAGACAGTAACATGGATACGTCACGTTGACCACCGAGCCTGTTCTGTACAGATTCAGTAAGATCATGTCGAAGATCAGAATTACGGACTTTTTTCCAATCCCAGTAAGGCTTAACTATACCGTTAAGGACGTAGTGACCTGGTGGTACCTGTTTAATTTCTTTCCATGCAGTATTAGGTGAAGGGTCATAACCCCACTTCATCGTGTTTGATAGGAAATGAAGGTCGGGAGTGACTGGACCAAACTTCTTCAGTACATCTGGCTCGGATGCCATAGCTTCTACGTCAGTACGATAATACAGTGGCTTGATACCTAGGTGATCAGTAATACCTACTAATCCCTGCCGAGTATCTACCACCAGTGTCCAGAAGCCGTCGAAATTGTGGAATGCTTGTAAACCCGACTTTAAATATGTATTAATAGCACATTCAATATCAGTTTCATAGCCGAGTTCTTTGTAGTTAAAGATTTCCCCTACAAATAGACTAGGATGTAAGTCCTGTCGTGGCTGTACTGCTACTTCAGGATCAAGATTAACGAATGGAAGACTGTAGTGTGCTAGTTGTACCCCATGACGTGTATTCTCATATCCTTTATACTCAGAACCATATCCGCGGTAGGATATGCTATGAATCATTTCATTTAAATCATTATCAACATCACGTGCTGCAATAAATCCACACATATTATATCCTTTTTTCTCTTATTATAACGAAAAGAAAAGGGGAAGTAAATCCCCTTAGCTAGTCTTTTTCAGGACAATCCCCGTCTGATATGCTGGTGGCTTAATGCCGTACCGTTTTTCATAGGTACGCATGAACATCGTAGGTGGGGTGTGAAGGTGTACAAAGAACCCGTGATGCTGTAGGTTAGGATTGTTCTCAAGAACATTGTCTACGATCATCTTATGCAAGTTAAACGGCTTCTTATTATTGGTTGGGTCCTTAATAATGATTGCCATGTATCCACCGACCTTCATGTAAGGAACGTACTTGGTGTACATCTCATGGATTCGGTTACGAAACTCTGGTACCTTCCACTTACCAATGTTGTTAGGGTCTTTGTAGTCACCGTAGTAGGTTGCATCCTTGTTAGATGTCATGTATGCATCAGACGAACTAGAACCACCGATCACAGGATACGGTGTACCATTGACCAGCAGCTGAATACTTTCCTTTTCCAGGAAGTCTTCCGGGTTTACATCCAATGTATTGCCTTCGATAACAGTACCACGGCCTTCACAGTAGAATCTGGTGCTGTCTGGAAATTCAAGCTCTACACCAATTCCACGTCGACCATTGTTTTCTGCTTCGAAGATGGCAGTACCAGTACCGACAGTAGGATCAAATACCAGGTCACCTTCTTCTGTAAGATTCTGAATTGCCCATCGATATCCTACAAATTGTCCTGGATTGTTATGCATGAGTGCAGAAGACTTTGGAGGCTTGGGGAGGTACCTTTTGCGAGCAACATTACTGTAGGCTTTGTTTACAGTAGTGTCGAACATCTCACCCATAAAATTCGTACAGTGCTCACATTCACAGTGATAGTCATCAGGTACCTTATCTCGATGTAGAATCTTAGCAGTGGGTGGTACCTCAAGCTGGAATACGGTTTCTTTCTTTTGTGCCATGATAAATTCCTATTTATTACAATATTAATATAGTATACTAATTTAGGGAAAATGTAAACCCCTTAATATCGGTACTCGTTACTTTTGTAAGGTCCTTGGACAGGAATGCCGGTGTACTCAGACTGTTCTTTCGTAAGACGAGTAACCTGACCACCAAACCCTCGTACCATGTGCATGGCAACTTCTTCATCCAGGTGCTTGGGGAGAACAGTAACATTAACTTCATTACGGCGATTCTGGAACAAATCAATCTGTGCCAGTACCTGATTGGAAAAAGATCCGTCCATGATTCGACTAGGATGTCCAGTAGCGTTACCCAGATTAACCAATCGGCCTTTGGCCAGGAGGATAATATCCTTACCGTAGATTCGAATAAGGTCTACGTTCTCCTTGATCTCTATCCAAGTACCTTGCTCTTCTAGATGCCGGACATTAATTTCATTATCAAAATGACCAATGTTACACAGTACAGAATTATCTTTAGCGAGCTTAATTTCTTCTACATCAATTACGTTTCGGTTGCCAGTAGTAGTAACTACCACGTCGGATTCGGCCATATAATCCTTAGCCAGAACTACCTCGTATCCATCCAGACATGCCTGCATTGCACAGATAGGATCAATTTCGGTAACTCGTACAATCATTCCTTCCTGACGGAGAGACTGAGCTGATCCTTTACCGACGTCACCATAGCCAATAACCAGTGCCTTCTTACCAGACAAAAGCATATCAGTAGATCGCTTAATAGCATCGGACAGAGAGTGCCGGCATCCATACTTGTTATCATTCTTAGACTTGGTAACAGAATCATTTACGTTAATGGCAGGAGCCTTGAGCGTACCTTCCTGGAACATCTTAATCAGTCGATGTACTCCAGTAGTAGTTTCTTCAGAGATACCAATAATGTTATCCATCAGGTGCGGGTATTCCTCGTGCATAATCTTAGTTAGATCACCACCATCATCCAGAATCATATTAGGTTCCCAGCCTTCGATGGTCTGTCGAATGCACCACTCGTACTCCTCCTCAGTCTCACCTTTCCAGGCAAATACAGGAATACCAGCATCTGCAATCGCTGCAGCAGCATGATCTTGAGTAGAGAAGATGTTGCACGATGACCACTTAATCTCAGCACCTAGAGCAGCCAGAGTTTCAATCAGTACTGCTGTTTGGATAGTCATATGTAGACATCCTACGATCTTAGCACCTTTAAGGGGCTGATCAGCTTTATACTGATGTCGGATGCTAATAAGAGCTGGCATTTCTTTTTCAGCCAGATGAATTTCTTTTCGACCATACTCTGCCAGGTCAATATCTTTTACTTTATATTGCATTTTATTACTCTCGAATTAATTGGTTAAGTGCAAATCGATCATTTTCGAAACAGTGAAGTGAGGTGGATGAGAAGTGTAGATATCCAGGCTCAGCATCGATTCCTGATTGATTTATAATCCACATTACCAGCCGGTTAGCGAAGTATAGATCATTATGTAAGTGTCTAACAACGTCACAGGATCGCATATGGTAAGAGCAGTGCAGTTGGTCACCACGCAGCATAAAGTGCCAACCAAAGGAACATGGTACACGTTCGCCTAGATTGGCAGCAACAATATCTTCAGGAAACCACATAGGTACGTAGCACTGTCGGGTAGTCGGGTCTTTCTTCAGTAGCTCTACAGCATCACCTAAGTTACCAGTTTGAAAGCGAATGCCTTGAGACTTTGGTGCCCACATACGTTCAGGGTATGAATGTGAGAAAGCTTTACCAGACAGGTATTTGTCTGTATCCTTTAACCACATAGTGTGAGACGGTGGAGGATTAAGTGGCTCACCACCAGTACGTTCATCAAAGTGTACATCTGCCCACGGCTGAGTAGCACCTAAGTCATCAGATGCTTCTTGTGCATCGTCGTACATAGGTGCTACTAAGTCCGCATGGAGAATCTCAAGAAAGACTGGCGGGGCATCAGTGCCCTGCCAGCTTTCAGTTTGTATAGTATATCCTTGAGTAAGGAGTAAGTGCCGTAGCTTCTTTAAGCCTTCACCAAGGGTTCGACCCCTGACACTATTCATTAATCTTACGATTGAACATATCACGGTCTTTGGTCTGACCATCCATTTGGCCACGCATATAGGATACAGCAAATGATGCGTAGTTAATCAAATCCTTATAGGTATCTTCAAGGGATTCGAAGTTAGGATCGCGATTGGATTCTAGGATAGACTGTGCACGTAGCATCTTCTGTGCCATGATATCATGGATAGTGTCTACACCACGACGGTAGTGCATAGCCTGAACTACATTAGAGTTTGGATTCTGGTAATCGTCAGACTTACTGAGCTGCAGGTCAATGCACTCTTTAAGTACTTTTACCGATTCTTTATCTGCCATTTTAAGTTCCTTAATAGGTTTATCATAAGTGATCACAAAATGATCGATAGAATGCTGTAGTTTTTTAGGATACATCCAGCCGTGAGCTTTTAAAGGATCAGTATAGGTATTTGTAGCGATGTTGTCACCATTAGTGTTGATGGATGAAACTTTAAAAGACTGGCCGGGTTTAATACCCAGTTCTTCTCGGAAGAAATCTTCTCTCCATGTAACTGAGGATTTAGTAAGTCCTGAACCACCACCGACTGATGGTACATCTCTGGAACTAATTACTGCAGTTGTATTCATTTTAGAACTTTCCTGTGTTACCTTCATGTGATGGACCTACCCAACCATCTGGCTTAACCAGATCAGGCAGACCCAGGGGATTAGGACGACCTTCTTTTACGCCAACTTCTTTAGCCATGTTAGCTTTAAGAACTTCATCCCATGCTTTATATGCATCGACGCCATAGGCATCAAGTGTACCAATAGCTACGACACATAGATCGATAAGACCATCCACAATCTCTTCTGGATTAGCTTCATCAGCAGCCTTACCGGTTTCATTAAGTTCCTCATTAAGGAAGTTAAGTCGAAAGGACAGGAATGATGCCAGCTTAGTAGCATCCATCTTTTCGACAGATTCATGTACGCCAAACTTGGCATGCATATCGTGAATATCTTTAACCCAATCAGTGGACATAATATCTCCTAACATTAAAAATGGTATTATACAACAAAAAAGGGGTTGTGTAAACCCCTCATTTTATTTTGCTAAAGTTCTTGTCTTTGTAGAACTCTATCTTGTGCTTAAACCTGTTATCCAGGATTTCACCCTTATGTGAGATAACAAAGACGTTGGCTGTTTCTCCCAGGGAGTAGATGATCTTGAACAGGTTCTCAATACCATCATTATCCAGACTAGAGTCAAACGTTTCATCCAGTACCAGGAGGTTAGTAGCCACGCTGTTCTTCATACGTGCAATCTGGCGCCAGGTAAACAGCAGTGCCAAGTCGATCCGCTGCTTCTCACCTTCG